TTGTAGATTGTCCTATTCCAAAGAAAGAATGAGGTCCCATAATTCCTGATAGTCTTTTTATAGGTTGACCTACTCCTCTCATTTTTGCAAGCATTGTTGTAAATTTAGTGTAAAGCTTTTCTAGACCTTTTAGCTTTTGAGGCATTAAGCCTTTACGAGGATTTTTAAAAAACCCAACTTCCATATCTTCACCTAGCTTCACAAGTCTATTATCTCCACCAGGACTTCCAGGGTTTTTATTTTCTATTGCAGATACTATTCTTTCATATGTAATATCTCTAGGATTTAATTGACCTAGTGAATGTCTGTCTCCGTGTATACCTAAAGCGCTTAATGGTACTTGAAGTGCTAAAGCTAGTGGATTGTATATTCTGTCAGCATTAGGTAAGCCTAGCTGCCAAAACTGTTTTTTAGGATTTGTTGCCTGAAGACCGAACTGTTTTAAGTTAAACAACAAGCCATCAGGGCTTACCATGTATTTAGCAATTCTAGCAGTATCTATTACTGGAGCTGTTAACATGTTTATTCTTTCAAATAATCCTGATGGATTATCTTTACCTCTCTGTATACCTCTCTGCATAAATGGTGATTTTAGCCAAAGTGGAGACCTAGGGTTATTTCTTTCTGCTTCAGTTCTTATATCGACAAAATCATTTTTACCTACTTTTTTATAAAACTGGTCTACCTGGTCATTCTTAACCCTCATCTTTCTAATGTTGCCAGCAACTCCTGCAGGAATAGAATCATTACCATCCCAAGGTTCATCAGTTGGTCTAACTCTTGCGAAATAGTTATTGTATTGCAATCTAGTAAATGTATTTGATGAACCACCTATAGGAAGTTTTTCATTAAACTTAAATTTTGTAGTACCATCTCTTTTATCAGGCTGTGAGTCTATTTTTAAAAAACCTGACGTCATATTATTCATGTGAGTTATTTTAGGTGTGCCTTGAGCTGCAAATATAGGCACTCTATCACCTGGCGTTAGTCCAGCAAATAATTGTAATAATGCGCTTTGCTTAGGTTTTACTTTAGCCATAGGTGATATAGGGTTTGTTGTAGAATGAGCATCACCAATTATTTTAGGACTAATAATATCGTTCCTATTCTTTCCACTTAAGTAGTATTCTTCTAGATTTTTAAAATTAAATGCCATGTTATGCTCCTATAGGTCCTGATGCTAATTGAATTACTTTACCTACTTCTTTTCCGTCCATAACCACTTTACCACCAGCTTGAATAACTGATATAAGTTCATCTAATTTCTTGATGATTTCATCGGAACCACCTGCGTTTTTAGTTTCTGATTGTGATTCTCCACCACCTTCTCCCATACCAAATAAACCAAGTGAACCTAGTTTTTCCATTACAGGCAAGAGAGGTACAAGTAATAATAATGATGCTGCAAATAAAGTTAAAGCTCCAGCCATCATAACAAATCCTAGTGAACCTGGAACTAAAGTTATACCTGCTAAACCTAATGCTGCTGTTCCTGCAGCGAAGCCTATCATATCTAAACCTAGAGGTATTGAGCCTAGAGCTGCACCATATCCTGGTAGTGCAAGTGATATAGCTGATAAACCTATTGTACCTAATAGTATCGCAGGTAAGAATGCCCCTATTCCACCAACTGCTGCTCCTATGAGTCCTAGTCCTACACCGAATCCAATTATACCTTTAGGGTCTATTCCTGATAATCCTGATAGTGCTTCAACGGCTGGTTCTATTGCAAAGCCTAAAGCGTGTGCAGATAAAGCGCCTAATAGTATTGCAGGTAATAAGAAACCCATCCCTGCTACTGCTGCAGCCATTAAACCAAGACCTACAGCAAATCCAGTAATTGCTGCAGGGTCAACTCCTGCTAGATTACTCATTGCCATTGCTGCAGGTATAATTGCAACACCTAATATTGCTAATGCCGCCGAACCTAGTGCAACCATAGGGAATATAAATCCTAAACCTGCAGCTGCAAGTCCTAGTATTGCTAGTGAACCTGAAAATGCAATCATAGCCATTGGGTCAACACCTTCCAATAATCCAAATGCTAATGCTGCAGGTATCATTGCAACACCTAATAATCCTAATACAAGTAATCCTTTTAAGATACTTGAAAATCCTTTCCCGAGTGATTTAAGACCTTGAGCTAAAAACTTAAAGTTTGTTGCCAACATAGCAAGTGGTACTAACCCCATAAACATTAAGAACGGTATCGATGGTAAAGCCAATAATAGTGCAGGTCCTGCTAATGCTAATGCTGCAATACCTTTAAATGTACCTTTACCCATCGATCTAAGTCCAGCAGCAAGGTCTTGCATTTTCTTTTTAATGCCACCTTTTTTACCGCCAGCTCCTAATTTGTCTGATGAGCCTAGTTCTTTTTTACCCATGTCAGCCATATCTGCTGATTTGTCTTTACCGTGGCCTAACATCGAACCAAGCTTTGTAGATTTTAATTTATCTCCAACTTTACCGCCAAGTCCTTTTAATGCTGGAGCGAAAGAGCCTATACCTTTTGCCATAGAACCTAAAAGATTTCCTGTTGCTGCAAGTGTTGTTGCGTTTTCTTTTAGATATCCGCCATATCTTGCTGTAGCTTCTGCAATTGCAGCTGAGGTTGCTGATTGTTTTTCTCCTGTCTCTGTCAGACCTGCTGCTTTATTTAATTGCTTTTCAAGTTCTCCAGTAGTTACACCCATTAACTCTGCAGCTTGTTTCTTCTGGTAATAATCCATTTGATTAAAGCCTTGTATGCCACCAAGCTGTCCTAGCATTTCTTTATATGCGCCTGATATATCGCCTTCGTATATAAGTTGTTGTGCTTTATCTACATTTACTTGTCTACCAAGCATCACACTTAGCTCCATTGCGCTAGCCCTTGCATTATCTATATCCATTAACTTGTCGCCTAAAGCACTCATTTGGCTAAGTGAAGTTCCTAACTTTCCAGCCTCTACTGCCATATCACCTAATTGTGATACTGATATATTACCGAACTTGGATGTGAGCTCCATGTTTTCTGCAACGTCTGACATTACTTTTCCTATAGGGAGGTTTGCACCACGTGCTAGATTTGAAACTGTTTTTAGTGTTTCTTTAGATTGAGCTATAGATGAACCTTCAACAAGACTCATATGACCAACAAGCTTACCTGCATTTATTTCTGATAAACCTGTCTGCCTTGCTATATTTCCAACTTGTACAACAGCACTTGCAGAAATATCTTTAAGACTTCCCATACCTTCAACAAGTCCTGCCATAGAATCAGCATTTTGCTTTGCTGATAATCCGAATAGTGCACCTTGTATATTAGCACCTAACATTTCATCGGCCATTCCTGCCGTTTGTGTTCTAGACATACCAATAGCATCACCAGCACTCGACATAGTATCTGTAAACTTACTTGCCTGTCTTCCCATCTCTACAAGAAATAATCCTCTAGCTACTTTAGGGTCTGATATTATATCTTTAAAATCTTCAAATCTATCTCTGAATCCAGAAAAAGTCTTGTCAATTTCTTCATGTCTAGCTTTTTGTTTTTTAAGAGATTCTAATATTTTTGTATTTGGGTCTTGCAGTGCTTCTTTTTCCAGCCTCTGCTGTAATACAAAGTTAGATATTGCTTCTTCACTAGTAGCTCTTTGTTCATTTAACTTAGATGATAACAAATCATCTTGATATGCTTGATTTTTTGAAAGTGCTATTCTCTTTTGAGAATCATATGCAGATGCTATTGAAGCAACCTTAGCATTGTCTATATCTAGCTCCATTTGCATTTTCTGCAACCTGGAGTTTTGTATCATTTTTATCTTATTTTCATTTTCAGATAGAGCATCTACAATCTGACTTCGCTTCTCATACATTTGAGTAAGAAGCTCTTCTTTTTTAACCTGTTTATTTGCAGCTGCTAATATATTGTCCTTAGCATTTTCTTGTCTAGTAAGTATTGCAGATAGAGAAGTTTGTATACCTTGTTCTTTTTTGGCAGCTTCTATTCTAGCCTTCTCTCGCTTTTCTTGCGCCTCATAAAAGCGCTTCATGTTATCTCTATCTCTATCGTTCATTGCCATAATTTATTAACTAAATATATCTGCCTTTGCCATTAAATCATCTGCTTTCTTAACAGCATCATCTGTAGCTTCTATTTTTTTTATTAAATCTTCAACAGCCTTTTTGCCTTTAGGTCCTGATGCAGCAATCTTTTCTAGATTAGCTTTAAATCTTTTGTCGTTTGATTTCTTAAGTATTCCTGATATGTGGTTCAAAACGCCATCAACTATACCTTCACGTGTAAGCTCACTGTTTTCTGAAAGTTTTTTAGAAATTATGTTTTTGATGTATTCTCGAAGTTCTTTGTTCTTCATGTATACTCTCCGTATTACGCTTAATTAGTTTTATATAAATATCAACGTTTTCCGGATTTCGAGAAGCTTGGACGCTTAATAGATGTGTTACTTGAACTACCTTTTTTAGCTTTATCCATCTCCTCTCTTTCAGTTTTATGCTGATCGTTTAGTTTTCGTAAATAAAATAACCTAAGATATACAGGCATTTTATAAACGTCATCATGACTAAACCCACCATTAGAGAAATACAGTAACTGAAATATCTGTTCGTGTAGAATGGCCTTATAATTAAGACCTAGGCCAAAAAAACTCTACGGTCATAGGTATAGATACTGAAGTTTCATGTCCGCATTCTTCGCATTCGAAATATATGTTCATATCAACATCAGGTGTTACCTTGTCAAGATTGTTTCTGAACGCTAATGAATCTCTAGATATAAACTCATTTTCTACAAAATTGTTTATTGTCTTTCTAGTTTCATCACCATCAACTGCTACAATAAGCTGCTTTAATCTACTTGTTAAATCATAAGATATTGTAGATTGATGCGTTTTCTTCTTCATTCTTTTTACCTCTGCTTGTATTTTTTCTTCATCAGCATGAGATAATAACTTAAATGTTAAAGTCTTTTTACTTAAAGGTAATTCGAATTCAAATCTGTTTCCATTATCTACTATCTCTACATCTTTATTTTCTAATGTAGCAAGATCGATAGTCTCTTTTTGTTTATGACCACAAGCAGGACAAGGTATTTCTACAGGATATTCTGCACCATAACCTAATACTCTGGCTGCAATCATTACTGCATTTTTATCACCTAGTAATAGGTCATCATAGTTTACTCTTTTGCCTTCACCGTTACCCATAATTAAAGAGCGTAAAAGCATATCAATAACCACACCTTTCTGTATAAGGTTTTGAGAAGTCAAGATGTCTTCTTCTTTTGCGGTCATGTACTTCATTTCTATCTTACCTGTTCTTAAAGGATGTCCTTCAGGATATAATAAACCTTTTGTTGGTAAGTCTATAATCTCAGTAGGGAATTTAGAGTCAGAAATATTCTTAATCTGAGTCTCTTCTATTAACTGTTCTTTTAAATCGTCTGTTGATAGTTCCTTTCCAGGATAATTGTCTGTCATTTTTGCCATAATATATAACTCCTTTTGTATTGTTTTGTATAACTAGTATATATAAATATATATGAACTTAAAAGTTTGCAAAAAAATAGCCTGAATTAACAGGCTACTTAATTTTAATATATGAAATTTGCCATCTATAAATCTTCTTAGTACTGTAGAATCCAGTAGTCACATCTTATAGTTAAAGCGATGATAGCCGGAACACCGTCATTTTCCCAAGATATTTCACCAAAGTCAGCATCTACAAGGAAAGCACCTTTACCAGTCCATTCTTCTACTTTATCACCTACAGGTCCAAGTACATTGATTGTCACATCTTTCTTATAGAAGTCTGCGTAACCATTTCTACCTGTTACTGATTCGTGGTGAAGTCTTGCCCATTCCATAACAGCTTGTGCGCCTGATGGTACAATTGGGTCATATAACTCTACAGTTATAGCATCCCAATTACTTCTTCCTTTAATAAATCTTGAATTATTGATATGTTTTATTTCAGTTTCACCATTAACAAGTTTCGGTCTAGCCGCTTTTCTTATTAAGTATGAAGGTATACCATCTACGTAAAATACGAATCTGTTTGTTACCTTTGGCTCAAAGGCCGTGAACATTAGTTCTGTTGGGTCAATTAAATTTGCCATTTTGTTTTATCTCCTATTTAGTATAAATATCACTAATCGTTAAATGTTGCGCCTGTTGGCATTATGTTAAAGTCAACAACAATGAATTCAGCGGCTTTAGCTGGTTGAATAAATATATCACCTTTCATGATGTTTCTATCAATGATATCTGGTGTATTGTTTGTTTCATCCATTACAACCTTGAAAGCATAAAGACCTTGTCTTTGTTGAACTGATTCCATATAAGGATTAACTTGTGATAAGAATCTATTTCTAGTTGCTGTTGTATTGTTTTCAAATAATAAGTATTTAGATACTGATGCAATAAATTTCTTAAGATTTATTAGTAATCTTCTTACGTTTACACGGTCAAGAGCAGAAGCTTTCTTTTGAAGAGTTTTCTGTCCCCATACACAAACACCTTCACCTGGGAATGTTGCAACTGGGTTAACTGAACCTTCATATAATACATCCCTGTTAGCGTGTGTTAGTTTTCTTTTAGCTTGTACTACTGTTTCCTGTCCACCTCTATTTAAACCAGCAGGAGCAAACCATTCTGCAGATACCTTATCGTTAAATGCATAGATACTTGGCATAATTACAGATTGTGGAACCCAGATATATTTACCTGTTTGAGGGTCCGCAATTTGTACCCATGGCCAATACATTGCTGCATATGATGAGTCAAAGTTTTCTGCTTCTTGAGTTACAGATGCTATTTCGTTAGTTGAATAATCTACTGGATCGATTATAGTCATCACATCACCACGTTCTTCACATACAGTAACCATTTTATTAGCTAGTCCTGTCATAGATTGAGCTGTAATTCCTGGAGCGATTAGTAAGTTAATATCGAATTCATCTTGATTAGCTAATAGATTGAATGCACATTCGTATGCAATATATCCAGTATCTGTTACTGCTGCTACATCCAACCCTTGGAAGTTTCCAGCAGTTGCGTTTTCATAGTAATTAGCTGCACCTGGAGTTGATGAACCTAATGGAGAATCTACAATAAAGTTTGTACCATCAGCACCACCAAAGAATGAACCAGAACCTATTTGAGGTAATGATGCAGTTGCATTAGTATCTCTAATGTTTCCGTTTTCATCTAAATAATCTACTGTATTTAATATTGAAGCTTCATCGATGTAAACGTATTGTGAACGGTTTTTAAAATTACCGCTTGGTTGTATATATGGATTTGCAGATGTTGCGTCTCCAATTGTCGATCTTTGAGTACCTATTACCGAACCAACATAATTTTTTTCGTTAGGGTCAAGTGAGCAATTATTCCATGTTTCAAGAATAACTTTTCTCTTTTTAGAATCATCACCTCTACGAATAGCTAAAGTAAATGTACCTTTCTTTTCGTTAACGTTTGATATTTCCCATCTAAGATTATTTCTTGTTCCAAATTTAGTTCCTGTTCCATTAAGAGATGCAGATACGTGTACTTGGTTAGCAGCAACCTTAAGATTAGTTGTAGTTGAACCAGGTAAGCTATTCATAAGCTGACCATCAGTATGTGTGTATATTTCGAATGATACAGTGTTTGAAGAATATGTTGAACCAGATGAAACTACACCTGTTACTGCAGCTAATGAGCTAGTTGATGCAACAGCGTTAGTTGATAGTGTTGTTGTTGAACCAGATATAAATTGAATTTCTGCACCATCTGCTGTAGCTGAACCAGATACCGAGAATGTACCATCAGAATGTGATACTGCAGTTCCAGCACCAACAACTGTATTCATTTCAGCTGCAAGATTTGTCATTGTCTCACCAACAAGAGTTGCTATATCATAGTAGTAAATACCAGCAGCTGTGTTATCAGCTGGAATAGTACCTGTTTCTCCAATGAATTGATATGCAGTACCATCAGAATGAGTATACTGAATCATAACTCCATCGGCAAGAATTTTGAATGTACCAGCTGAAGCAGAAGGAGCAATACCAGCATTAGCCGTTTGGTCTAAATGAGTATATGAATTTGCATTTCCAGAATCAGTAGGCATTATCCTTACGATAGTAGCAGGGCCACCATGCTTTAAGTATTCTTTTGCAGTGATTGATGTTAAGTATTGATAGTAATTACTACCTGATTTAAAAGAGTCTCCATATAGAGCTTGATACTCTGAATATGAAAATACTTGTGTCGGTACTAGTGCCTGTCCTTTTACAGTTGGTCCTACGATCGCAGCACCAATTTGAGCGACGCCTTGCTGTACAAATGATAAATCATTTTCTCTTGTAAATACACCAGGGCTAATTATTTTTTCAGCCATTTATTTGTCTCCTATTATTGTAAGAATTAACCTTTTTGGGTCATGTTATTTCTAATATAAATATAATGTTACAGTCTCAAAAATATTTTTATTCAGGCATAAATACGCCTGTTTCAAGATTTAATTGACCAACTCCATACTTTTTAGAAAGCTCTTGTACAAAAGCTTTTTCTTCTGCTCGTGTTTTATTATATTCTTTTCTTATTTGGTTTTCCGATTCGTCCAAAACTAATCTATCCATTGCAACTTGTCCATAACTAACTGTTATAGTATCATATTTGTTTTTGAATCCTTCAACCTTTTTCATTTCTTCTTCTGTAAATTTTGTGCCTTCTTTAATCTCAGCCATTTTGTTCTCCTTATAACTATTTATCGAAACCTTTTTTCTTTTTAAATTCAGCCTCATCTGGAGCGAGGTTTCTGTTTATATCCTCCATCGTTGAAACTGTTTCGTTGTTAACTGTTATCTTTACTTTACCATAATCTTTAGGATTATAGTTGCTCATAGCTTTTTGTATATTATCAGGTATAACAAATCCGCTCATACCTATTGAAAAACTAGCTTTTGCAATTCTATCTTCTCCCTGTGCTGCAGCTGATTCGATATCAAAACTATCTATTTTAGAAAGAAACTTAAATGTATTATCCTGTCCCCAATATTGACCTTCAGCATAATTTATATCTTCTACTATCTTATTTAGCTGCTCCAAGTACTCTGCATATATTACGCATTCGTATGTGAGTTTTACATAATCAGGTATTACTATGTTGTGGAATTCTGTTTCAGGTTTTCTTCCTATGAGTATATCAAATCTATCGTATCTATTTCTTTTAGAATATTTTTTTTGAAAGCCGTAGTATAAAGGATTGTTTGTATCAACTTTACTTCCTAAGTCTCTACGTTTTTCTACACTAGTTCTTTTGTATACAATTGCAGGATATTGTACCTTTCCTTTCTTGTCTCTATATATTCCTGTTTTCTGTATAGACTTCCATCTTTCAGGTGAACCATATACTACAGGTACATTAACTCTTTCTCCATCTTCCATTACACTTGGCTGTATTACATTGTCAAAATAGTATTTAATTACAGAGTCAACATCATATAGATTTACAGACAAATCTTTTACATTATCATCTCTTCTGATTTGATTTGCTCTGTCAACGTTTTTATAATTAGGATTATCCATAAAGTCCTCCTCTCTGCTCGTCTATTTTTGTCCCGCTAACATACTCATCATATCCAGCTCTTACATTTTCAAGTGTATTTATCTTACTTCTTCTCATTTCGTGTGTTTCTATAATAACAGACCAGCTAGCTCCGTGTGTACCACCAAGAGAATCTGTTGCTGGATTTTTGCCAAATAGATATTGGCCTTGTGCTACTGTATCGATTTCACAGTACATATTATCCCAAAATATTACATCGCCAACTTCTAGGAATATGTCTGCTTCTTGTGCGTTTTCATTAGGGTCTGTAGTATTGTTTGTAGAACCTAATTCTAGTGCTGCAAGGTCGTCTCTTAAAAATGAGAATTTTATATTTCTAGTATAATCCGAACCAATATCTTCAGAAGTATATGACTTGGCATCCATTTCTATAAGACCTGCAACTCGGACTCCTGGCTTGAATACTTTACTAAGAGCTTCTCCATAAAGATTTTCCTTTGTATCAAATATTGAATACTTAAATATATCACATCGAGTATCGATTATTTCGTTTATCAATTCTCTGTTCAAATGTCTAAATAGACTTATATCTCTGCTTCCTCCGAATAGTGCCATGTTATCCTATGTATATGTTAAGCGGTGCTTTGTTAAGCATACCTTGTTGAAAATCTGTTATTTCTTGTTCTTTCTCCATCAAGTTTCTTCTTGATGCAGCTTCTAAGTCTTCTCTTAATGTGGCTATTAAAGCTTCTGCTTCTGCAATACCTTCAGATCGTAATGTGTCGCCATCTAAAGTTGTATCTGCTCCTGGAATTGGAATTGTACTATATTTACTTCTAATAGAGCCTAGAATCTGCTTTGTTAGTGCTAATGTATATTTTCTTATCCACTGCAATCCTGGGTCGTTGATATTTGCATATGTCATATTATCGTATGTCATGTTTGAATAATCAGATATTGAAGCTGAAGTTATTAAAGTGTCTCTATCTGAAGTATGTATATATTCTACATAAAACTTAAAAGACGAATTAGGTCTAGGGAATATTTTTAGTTTATTATTGACAAGTTCAAAAGTGTAGTGAGATTTACGGATAGTGTCATTGAACTCTGTCTGCTGTATTTTTAGTAAATCGTCATAAATTGGCATTGCTAGATATTGAGCTCCACCTAAACTACCTCCCCAACCAAAGTTGTTAAGTGCGTAATCAAAACCTAGTCCCTGATCGTAATGTCTATCAGCTGCTGGTGATATATGGTGGAATACTCTTTTTACTTCTATGTCTGAAGTTTCAACTACATCAGCTGAAGATGTTAATACCAAGTTTAAATCGTATTCCTGTACACTTGCTGTTGTATTTATGTATCCTTTTCTCCAGTCAACATTACCTCCACTACCAGCTTCTGAGCCATACTGCTTTGATAGTGCTATTAGTCTACCTAAATTTGGAGTTATTGCTTTATGTGTAAAATTTGTCGATGTTGAATTACCTTTCGCACTTAATAGATTTTCTCTTATATTGAATCTATTTACCTGAGCACTATATTCAGTTACAGATTCTTCAAAACATGCAAAGAATTGATCGTTGCTCATTTCTATATCTGTTATGGGATATCCTAAACGTGATGCGCACCATACTGCAGTTTTTGCAGATGCAGTTACGTATGATTGGTCGTTATCATATAAGCCAAATGGTGTACTACCACTTACTGAAGATGATGCTACCGTTCCATTATATATTGCTATGTTTGCCATTATTTATTCCCTATATTAGTTTTATATAAATATCAAGAACTAGTCTCTTTGTCTACATACCCATTAGCATTTCAAACACATTGTCAATTGCTGGATGTCTGTGGTTATCTAGTAGTATTCTTTTGTATACATAAGGCGATTCTTTTATTTTTGAGACATCTACTATTGCAGAGTAGTTTATATCTTTTAAATCTATCTGTTGATTGTCACCACAGAATATCATTGTAGAACCTTTACCTAGCCTACCTAATGCCATTCTTAGCTGAGCCCTAGTTAAGTTCTGGAACTCATCTATAATTACAACTGAATTTTCAAATGTGCGGCCTCTGAAGTGAGCAAGTGATACCAATTCTATATCTTCGCTGCTTTCCATTTTTTCTAATATCTGAGGTTTGTTATATACCTTTCGCATATTTGAGCGTATAGGTACTAACCACGGCTCCATCTTTTCTTTTTCAGAACCTGGTAAAAAACCGTTGTCTTCTGTAGACACTGTAGGTCTTGTTATAATAATCTTGTTTATCATTCTTTTAAAAAACATATCAAGTGCAACCTGGCATGCTAGTAGTGTTTTACCTGAGCCGGCTTTTCCTACAATAAAATTATAGGGATGGTGCAGCATTGCTTGCTTTGCTGACTTCTGTTCTTCTGATAGTGATATTGAAAATTTTACGTTTCCTTTGGGCGGTGTTTTTTCAATGTTTTGTTTAGCCATAATTAACCTCCATTGTATTTACTATAAATATCACTATACAAAAAAAAGACCCCTCCGAAGAGGGGTCCTTAAATAAAATATAATCTGTTTCTTAACTAATATTAGCTATTGAAAGAACCAGAAATTGAACCAAATGAAGATACCCAAGCAGCATCGTCGACAGTGATTTTACCGTAGAAGTCGTTTCTTACAACTTTCTTAGCGTATCTTGTCATCACACCTTTTCTTGGAGTAAAGTTAGTTGGGTCATATACTAGTGGAGTCATGATTAACGGAATGTATGGAGCAAATACAGCACCAGTTTCAAGGAATTGTGTTCCTCTAAATCCTGTTAAAATTTCTTGTCCTGTCCAGTAAGGGTTTTTGTAAATTGTAAATCTGTTCGAAAGTGAACCGATTGCAGTTACACCCATTGCAAAGCTTCCTGCAGTACCATCAGTATTTGCAGAGTAACCAGCGATAGACTCTAAGTATGTAGCGATTTGTGGAGAACAAACAGCGAAGTTAGCTCCTCCTCTCATCGTTGATTGGTGGATAGTGTTCGACATTACTTGCATTGTGATTCCTAGTTGAGCAAAAGCATCACCATAAGTTTCACCAGCTTGTGGTACGTCAGCAGTGAATGTTGCAGAGAATCCAGCAGCTTTTGAAAGCATTGCTAAAATTTCCATGTCGATTTCCATTGAAATGTATTCAGATAGCATAGATGTTAATTCTGCTTCAGCATCAATTGAATGATAAGCATTTAAATCTTGTGCGAATTCTGGTGACCATTTAACTTTAAGTTTTCTAGTCTTAGCAACTAAAGCTTCTTGAGTTAATTGAACATCAATTTCTGGAATTTCTAAATCTGAACCAACTCCAGTACTAGCACCTCCCATTTCAATACCTACTGAATCTTCAAAGTCACCTCTTAAGGTAGCAGTTTGAGTATTTCTGTAGTAGAATAAGTTTCCACCTGTTCCAGGTAAAGCCATGTTAGAACCAGCTAATGTAGCAGCACTTCCAAGTCCTTTAAATGTTACAGATGTAGTACCATTATAAGCAGATGCAGTAAATACCGTATCTCCTGCAGCACCACCAGTTGAACCAGATACAACATAAAATGCTGAAGCTAAATCGTAGTCTACGTCAGTTGGAGCATCTCCGAAAGATAAAGTACCTGCAAGGTTTAATACACCAGCAGCTAAATCAGCTGAGTTAGATACAGCAACTTTTACTTTTCCTAATGAATATCCAGCAGGACGTCCACCCATATCTGAATCCCAGTTTCCGTATAATCCATCGTTCATGTTTGGTTTGTTTTTACCAGAACCACCGTATAAAGAATTGCCATCTTCATGACGTCCTTTAGCTGTTCCGTATTTGAAATCTAACCAGAAAACTAGACCTGAAGGTAAGTTCATTGGTTGTACGCTGACAAATTCCTTTGCAGAAATTTCAGCAAAGATTCTTCTAACTAATGGTAAAGCTACACCATTCCAGTCCTCACGACCACCAGCATCGGTAGCGTTAGCTTCTGAAATAAGTTGTTTAGCTTGATTTTCTAAAAGGATTGCAGTATTGTGTTTGTTATACTCCTCAGTAACTCCTTCTAAAAGACCAGTTTTTTCCCATTTAGTTACAAGACCTTTAGTTTGGTTTCTCTGAGCAGCAAATTGTGCTTGAGAATCTTGTAATAAATCGTTAATTTGTGACATTTTTTAAGTCTCCTATTTTTTAAAAATTAAATTATTTTAATCCTGCTAACCTTTGCATTCTAGCTGCAAAAGTATTTGATTCAACAATTACATCTTTCGATGGCTTTGTAGAACCGATTGTTTTTGATGCGAAGCTTTCGTTAACTTTCTTCTTTGGAACATAGTTCGTGATTGATTCAGCTAATGTAGAATAAACTAATTTAACTTCTCTTACAGAATTTGCTCTATCGAATGTTTCGATAACTTTCATCTTTTGTGATTCTGATAAACTGTTTCCTCTGAATAATTTGTTTGAATAAAGTAATTTAGAGTTTAGTAAGTTTACTTCGTTAATTTTAGATTTTAAAAATCTAATAACTTTGTAAGCTTCTTCTAATTCATCTTCTTCTTCAAGTTCTTCAGTTTCTTCTAATTCATCTTCTTCTCTTAGTGCAGAAATAATCTCTTCTAAGTCCATTTCTTCCTCAACTTCATCTTCTTCAGATAGGGCTTTGGCGTCGTTATCAGGTTCAGCATCAAGTGACTTTTCGTTAGCAGCTGGGTCTTCAGTATCGGCTTTTAATTCGCCTTCTTCTAAATCCTCATCTTCTTCAAGTTCCTTAATGATTTCTTCCAATTCCATTTCGTCTTCGTCCATTTCTTCTGTTTCTTCGATTTCCTCAGTCTCATTGTATGATTCATCAGCAGGCATATCTGCACCTGTTTCGTCTGTTTCATCATCAGCAGAGCCAGTGTCAGCAGCATCAGCAGTAGTGTCAGCGATAGCAACTTCTTCGTCCTCAATTGAGGTATCAGTAGCAGCTAATTCATCTTCTTCTTCTAATTCTTCATCCATTTCTTCGGCAATCTTATTAGATAACATAGATTGTAGTTTGGGAGTAAATGCTTCTTCAAGAGCTAATTTCGCGTTTGCTATTGCAGTTGAACGAACCGCTTTAGCGTCGGCAATTGCCTCTTTTAATAAGTCGTTTTTTGACATTATCATTCTCCTTTAATTTTTGTTCTGGAAATAAGGTTATTAGGAACCTTAATAGGGTAGTTATAGTTTGTGTATTGTATTATATAGAGATAATACATTTTGTATACACGTAATTTTTCCTATATAAATATATATGTAAAACCTGAAAAACTAAAAAAGAGCTTAAAAAAGCTCTTCTTTATAAAAATATTTTATTTATTTTGCCCTGCCTTCTTCTATGGCGACCCAAACATATCCCTTTTCATTTCTTTTAGCAATTCTTTCTTTATATTGCTGGGACCTTATTGCCTCCTCTTTCTTCTTTCTTCTAACTTGTGCAGGTTTAATATATTCGTTTTTAGCTCTATACTTAGATATCTTATCTGAATCTTTTAATTGACGCTTAAGATATTTCAGTGCTCGTTCCAGTGTATATGTATTAGTGTCTGGAACTTTTACTCCTTCGGGATTTCCTTCTAGATAGAAGTCATGTCTTCCAAAGCTTTTCTTTTTAAAAGGCTTTTTCTTAAAGTCCTTTTTGTAATTGGGTTTGTGTTTCATTTGTATTATTTACGTTAAACTTAATTTATATCTAATATAACAAAAAAATCCGATATATAAAACATATACCGGACTTTTTTAAATATACTATTTTTATTGTATTTTATCGCTGCTTGCTTTCATTTGCCATGTTATATCTTACATCTTCTAACCAATCAGATACATCGAAATCTCCATAGTCTTTTACAAAATCCATTGGTTTTTTTCTTGCAATTTGCTCAATAGACTTTAGATAATCTTTAACATAATTTTTATCTAATTTTCTACCACCTGTTGTTTTCATCAAAGCTTTAACTGCATTAGTTAAAGTGTCTTTTGCTGTTGCTTCATTTAATTTGCCTTCATATAACAAATCAAACATTGTGTTTTGTACTTTAGTTGAACTAGCTCTACCACCAGCTTTTTCAATTGCTCTTCTAGCTTTTAGAGCATTTTTCTTAAGTACCATATAATATCCATTTCTAGGACCACCCATTTTCTTAATATATTGTGCACCTTGTATTTTAGAACCAACAGGTCTTGAATTACCTCTCGGGTCTATTAT